ATTGCTAGCATTGACAGCAACTCGACGCCGACCCCTGCCGCTCCTCCTGCTGCGCGCATGAGCCAACGCGACAAGTTCGCCGCGCTCGCCGCACGATTGAACAGGTAGACCGACGATGTCAAAGCGATCAAAAGCACGCGCCACCGCTTCCCGCCGTACCATTGTGAACGAGCCTGCTCTCTCGTCTCACGTGGCGGACGTAGGGGGAAGGCCACGGTCAAAGAGCCAGTTCATGAAGGGTGAAGCGAGCTCCTTCTTTTTCAACTGGCGACCCGCTCTGCGTGATAGCAAGACGGACGTCAGTTCGTCCTACACGTTGGCGGTGGCGCGTACCATTGACGCGATCCACAACAGCGGATGGCTTGCGGGCTGCATCGAGCAATCCAAGGGAAACATCGTTGGCGGTTTGGGCTTGCGGCTTGCGTTCAAGCCTGAGCCGACCGCGATCGCGTGGGACGCCAAAGAGCTTAACGATTGGGCGCGCATGGTGGAGCGCCGCTTTGAGATTTGGGCCAAGGACAAAGAAGAATGCGACGCCGCTGGCAAGCACACGCTTGCGCAATTGCAGGAGCAGGCGGTCGACACCTATTACAGTCACGGCGAAGTGCTTGGGTTGTTGCCGCGTCTGGATCGCCCGAACGCGATCACCGGCTTGAAGGTTGCGCTGCTGCCGCCACACAAGCTGGTGCAAGACACGATGGAAAGCATCGGCATGCACCAAGGCGTGACCATGGGCGCATGGAGCTATCCGCTCAAGTATCGCATTTGCATGCCGACCAGTTTCGGCACCGATAGCGATCTTGATATTCCGGCATATACGCCATCCAATCAACAGCAAGTGTTGCACGTGTTCAAGGGTACGCCCGGTCAGGTGCGTGGCATGACCCCGTTTGTGCATGCGCTGAAGATCATCAAGCAATATGATCAGTTGAGCGATGCTACGCTGACCAAGGCGATGATTGACGCCATCTTCGCCGCCACGTTACAAAGCGCCGCGCCGACCGCCGACGTGTTGCGTGCGTTGCAGGACGACGACGAGCAAGGCATCAATACTGACGGCAGCATCGTTGATCTGCTCAGCGCCAAGGCTGGCTTTTATCAGAACACCAACATCGACCTCGGTCGCGCGGGCAAGATCGCGCATCTGTTCCCCGGTGAAGAGCTCAAGTTGACCACCAGCACGCGGATCAGCGGCGACTATGAGGCGTTTGCGAAATTCCTGCTGCGTGAAATCGCGCGCTGCCTTGGCCTGAGCTTTGAGGCGGTGACCGGCGACTACAGCGGCGCGACCTACAGCAGCGTGCGTATGAGCTCCAGCGAGCTTTGGCCGCTCACGGTTAGCCGCCGCACGCATATCGTCGCGCGCTTTCTGCAAGAAGTTTTCATGCAGTGGCTCGACGAGGAGATCGTCAGCGGTCGCATTCCGTTCAAAGGCGGCGTGTTCGCTTACATGGCGGTACGCAAGGCCATGTCCACCGAGTGGCGTGGTCCGCCAAAGCCACAAGCCGACGATCTTAAATCGGCCAAGGCGATGGAAGTGCTCAAGGCGCTCGGCATTGCCAGCGACGAGCAGCTTTGCGCTGAGCTCGGCACCGATTACGAGGACGTCTACGAGCAGCGCGCGCGTGAAAAGCAAATGCGTGAAGAGCTCGACCTGCCAGAGCACAAGACCATGGACCCGGATCCGGAAGTCGAGGCCATGCTCAAAGAACCGGAGAACGCGTGATGCCAGCGATCTATGATCCAGTCACCGGCAAGGTCACCAACCCGTGCACGGTGGCGATCGAATTGCGGACCGCGTATTACGCGCTGCTTAGCGGTGGCAACGAGACGCGAATTCGTTACAAGGGACCAAACGGCGAGGAAGAAGTCGAATACGGCTCCACCAACATGGAAGAGCTCAAGGCTGCCATGGTGGAGATGGATGGGCTGTGCGCGGCTGAGACCGGCGCAAATCCCAATCGACGCTTCGCAATTCGTGGCGGCAGCATGAGGAGCGGTTATGAAGGATAACCTGCTGCACTATATCAGCCGCGCCATCGAGCGCCCGTTGATGATCATGCCGGAGAAGCTTGCGCTGATTGCGCAGGTCCTCGAAGGTCGCTTGGGGCTTGACGCCAGCGGCTTGCAAGCGCTCGTCGATGAAAAGATGATCGCTTATGTTAGCAAGCCAAACGCCAGCCGCTTCGAAGGCGATGTGCAAACCACGGAAGGCGAAAAGCTACGCGGTCGCTACACCAAGCCGTTCAAGGTGAGCGGCAACACTGCGATCATCAGCGTGGTGGGCAGCTTGGTGAACCGTGGTGCGTGGCTTGGCAGCTATAGCGGAATGACGAGCTATGAAGGCATTCGACACCAGTTGAAGAGCGCGGCCAACGACGCCAGCATCAAAAGCATTCTACTTGACATCGATAGCCCCGGTGGCGAGGCGGTCGGTGCATTTGAAACTGGCGAGGATGTACGGCAGATCAATTCTGTCAAGCCGGTTGTTGCTCACGTCAATGGGCTTTGTTGCTCTGCCGCCTATGCGATCGCAGTTGGCGCGAGCCGCATTGACGCTGGACCGACGAGCCTGCTGGGGTCGGTCGGCGTCGTCATGATGCACACCGACCAAAGCGCGCGACTGCACAACATGGGCGTCAAGCCGACGTTCATTTTTGCTGGCGCGCATAAGGTCGACGGCAATCCGTTCGAGCCGCTTAGCAGCGCCGTCAAGGCGGAGCTACAGGCAGAGGTTGACAAATTCTACGATTTGTTCGTGGCTCACGTTGCCGCTGGCCGTAAAGGTCTCAGCGCCAAGGCGGTCCGCGAAACAGAAGCCCGCACGTTCATCGGCAGCGATGCGGTCGAGCGTAAACTTGCCGATGCCATCGGCACGTTTGAAACCACGCTGTCGGGCTTGCAACGCCGCAGCATCAAAACAAGGATGATTAAAATGGACGACGACGCCCCGATCTATTCCGCCGCTCAGCATACCAATCTATTGAACGCAGCTATCGCTCAGGCGCGCACGGAGGCAACGCAGCAGATCACCGCCGCGCTGACCGCCGAGCATACCACCGCGCTTGCTGCCGCTGTTGCGGCTGCACGCACGGAAGCCACCGCCGCTGAGCGTGCTCGCTTCAGCGCGATCAAGGCACTACCGGAAGCGCAGGGTCGCGAAGGCGCGGCCATGCATCTTGCGCTCACCACCGACATGAATGCGGAAGCGGTGAAGGGCGTGCTCGCCGGGCTCCCGACCGGCGGTGCGAAACCCAACGCTCAGACCGGCGGCTTTGGCTTGGTGGTCGAGAAGGGTCCGCAGGTCGGCGCAGTCGGCGCTGACGCTTGGAACAAGTCGCTCACGCGTGCGGGCGCGAAGCTTCCCGAGACCAAAACCGCCTAAGCTCACGCTTAGGTTTAACTTCACAAGGATCGAACAACAGGAGATATCCATATGCCTTCGATCACCGAGGCTCGTCATACCGGCGAGTTTATTCTTTCCGAAGCCAACGGTCACCGCTCCCGGGAGGTCGTGACCATTTCCGACAGCGTCGCCATCAAGGCGGGTCAGGTGCTCGGCAAGGTCACTGCTGACGGCAAGTATACTTTCTACAACGAGGCCAATTCGCCCGCTGGCACCGGCATTGCGCTTGCGATCGCCATGCAGGCGCTCTCGGCCACCGCCACCAATCGTAAGGTCACGGTGATTGCGCGCGACGCTGAGCTCAATGGCAAGTGCCTTGAGTGGAACGCGGAAAGTGCGCCCAACATCGTGCTCGGCGTCGCCGATCTGCTGTTGCAGCGCCTGATCGTTCGGTAACGAAAAACCGGAAGGCGGTTAGCCGCCTTTCATTCAAAACAATCGCGCCGTGGGCGCATCACATGAAGGAAACCAACAAGTGTTGGACATTTTCAATAGCGATCTATTTGGTGTGGTGTCACTCACCGACGCCATCAACAAGCCCGTCTTTCAGCCGCAGCGTATCGGCCAGATGGGTTTGTTTTCCGAACGCGGCGTCAGCACGCTGATGGTCGTGGTCGAGGAAAAAGCCGGGCAGTTGACGCTCGTCAGCCCGTCGCCGCGTGGTGCGCCCGGCCAAACGCTGGACAAGAACAAGGCGACCGGACGCCCGTTCATGATCCCGCACTTCCAGATCGATGACGCGATCTATGCGGACGAAGTTCAAGGCGTGCGTGCGTGGGGCACCGAAAGCGAACTCGAGACCGTACAGGGCAAGGTCGCCGAGCGTCTGATGATCCATCGCAGCAGCCATGAAGTCACGCTGGAATACGCGCGTATCGGCGCGGTCATCGGCGTCATCACCTACGCGGACGGCAGCACCACCGACCTGTTCACCGAGTTCGGTGTTTCGCAGGATGCGGAAGTTGACTGGGACCTCGACAACGCTTCGCCGGTTGCCGGCGTGCTGCGTGGTCGCGCTGCCGCCACCATCCGTCTGATGTCGACCAACCTTGGCGGCCTGCCGTTCTTCGGCATTCAGGCCATGGTGGGCGATACGTTCTACGACAATCTGCTTGCTCATGTGGAAGTGCGCAACACCTTCCTCAACAACCCGACCGCCGCCGAACTGCGTCGCAGCTATGTGGTGAACGGGCAGAGCTACGGCAGCTTCGACTTCGGCGGCATCGTGTTCGAGAACTATCGTGGCGCGGTCGGCGGCACGACGTTCGTCAACACCGACAAGGCGCATTTCTTCCCGCTGGGCGTGCCGAACCTGTTCCGCACTTACTTCGCTCCGGCGGATTATATCGAGACGGTCAACACCACCGGCAAGATGCTCTATGCCAAGCAGTTCCAGATGCCGAACGGCAAGGGCATCAACATGGAAGTGCAGATGAACCAACTGAGCATTTGCACGCGACCGAAGGCACTGCTTAAGGGTCGTCGCACCTAACAGTTGTTTTTTAGTGGCCGTGCGTATCCTCCCTAGACTTACAGGCTTGGAGCTCGATTGATGGCCGACCTTGATGCACGTGACGCCCGCAGGGCAGCAAGTGTTGATAAGGGATTTGGAGAAGTGTTCACGTTCACAGCCATGGTTGCGGCGGCGGATGTAAACCTTCCCAAGACCATTGATGGCTCCAAGCCTGCCCTTACGAATATTCCGGGCGTGTGGGAAAACTTCAGCGACATGAATTTTCCTCGCGCGCGTGGCAGCAATCCTGACGATGACGTGACACAACGCGCCATGGGGCAACCTAGCGTCATCGTTTCCAAAAACTACCTCACGGCATGGATGCCGGAGCGCGGCACTCGCGTAACCCGCCTGAAAGACAGCGCGGTTTATGAAATCGCAAAAGCGATGCCACATGATCGCGGTCGCGTATTGTTTCTGCTTACAGCCCGGATGAAACCATGAGCTTGATCCGAACTGCGCTGCGAATGCTGGTCGTTGAAGCGCTTAAAGGCGCGACGATGGCAGGCTCGCGCGTGTTTGATAGTCTCATGGATGATCTTTCGCCGGACCAATTCAAGGGCGACGAAGCTCCGACCGCCGTGGTGCTGACAGATAAAGACGAGGGATCTCCGCTCAGCGCACAGAGCGGCGGACCGCCATTCGGGCGCAGCGCTGAGCTCAGCATTGAAATGGGCATGGTCCGTCGCGTGCGCAGTGTCGCAGAAGGCGAGCTATTGATTTATCCGAACACCGACGCGCGCCTTGAAGCTGCGCTCGATATGTTCGAGTTTCAGGTCATGCGTCATTTGCAGTATGCCGATAATGATCTTTGCGTGCTGTTCAGAAAGCACTGGCGGGTCATGAAATATGACTGTCATCGTCAGATCATGGATGACAGCGGCGAAAAGCTTGCGGTGCGCATACTCACGCTGGCTTGTTACAGCGGCGACGATCGAGTGCACGTATATAACGAAGGCCTCGACACGCTGCCGACTGGCGTCAACAAATTGCCCGAGCCGCTCAGGTCCGTTGCGGCGCTCATGCCGGTCAATAGTAGCGGTCTGGATATCTGCAATCTGATTATAGCTGCGATGGACAATCTCATTCTGCCGACGCTTGAAGGCATGGATACGCAGGTCAGCGGCAGCATCGAAGATGAAGGCGGGGCTGAGATGGTTGATGTATCGATCGAAATTCAAAGCACGCTTAGTGTTCCGGAAATGGTGCACACGGGCGGTGCGTTGGTGATCGACTATCAGCGCGGCACGTTCCAGCGCCTGATCCTCGCCGGCGACGTTGACAGCATGACCATCATCGGCTGGCCGCGTGCAGGCAAGACCGGACGTTTGATCCTGCAAGTCACCAATACTGGTTTGTTTTCGATTGATGCATGGCCGGTCACAACGCTGTGGACTGGTGGCGGCGAGCAGCCGATCGTAAGTCAGGGCGCAAGTAAGCGCGACATTTTTGTTCTCACATGCGCCGACGGCGGCGTTGAGTTCTTCGCCAACGTCGTTGGCCAAGACTATTCAAACTAGAAAGGGATCTTCCTATGTCTATGGGTGACACATCCGAAACTGCCGTCTTAGCGCTCATCTTCAACGCAACGGCGTGGGCCAATTATGCCGATAATGCCGCCAGCACGCCGCAAACTCAGATCGCGCTTGGTTTGCATACTGCCGATCCGGGCGACAGCGGAACAATGTCTACCAGCGAGACGACTTATACCTCCTATGCTAGAGCGGCTGTGAACCGCAACTCTGGCGGCTGGACCGTTACTGGCGGCTCGGTTTCGCCAGTGGCGAACATCGATTTCGCAGCCGGTACGGGCGGCAGCGGTACGGTCACGCACTTCACCACCGGAAAGACCGGGGGCGGCGCTGCGGCTATTCTTGTTTCCGGCACCGTCACGCCGAATATTGTCACCGGCAACGGTGTGACGCCACGGCTCAACACGTCTACCGCAATCACTATCGACTAAAAGCGGTCGACCGCACGACGTTTAAAAATGGAGACCATACTATGATTTCAAAAGGCAAGCTTGTGAACATTGACGGTTTCGAGGCGGAGACCGGCGTTACCGACACGGGTAAGAAAATCACCGCGCTGCGACTGCCCGGCAAGGTGAAGGAATTTTCGGAGTTTTCTCCGAGCGACGATCTTGGGTCGCATCCGAGCGACGACCCTTCGCCGCATTATCTGATCACGCTCAAGGACGCCGAGAACGTTGAGCATGATGTTTGGTTCAACGCTGCACGTGTGCGTGAAGTATGAGCTTGCAAGCGCAGTTCAGGCAATATCTTGCGGCGGCGGACATCGACGGATGCCGCCGTTTGTGGGAGCATGCGTTCCCAAATATGCCGCAAGCTCCAGTCAAGGACCGTGATGTCCTTGTTCAAATTCATTTGGCGCGCACCACGACGAGCTCCATAGACTTCAAGTTGCGGGCATACTCGCACCGCTGGCTGACCGACAACGGCTATCCCTCGCTGTTGCCGGACGAGCTTAAGCCAAAAGCGGAGCGCATTTACCCGCGCATTGCGGAGGCGGTCGGCATTGCGGTCATGGCCAACAGTCCAGTTCTAAAGCCCGTGGCGTTTGCCATTCAGAAAGCCATGGGTAACGCGGTCGAGGATGCGTTCGCCGAAGGGCGCGGCGGCGATACGGCATTTGTCACCGCGCGCATGAACGAAGCTCGTGAAAAA